CAAAAAACAAACTCGCTTTTAAAGGAGCTACTATAATGACCAACCTAACGAGGTACACCGCTGCAGATCTTCCTGCCCTGATGGATAGGATTACTCGCAATAGCATCGGCATGGATGAATATTTTGATCGTCTGTTTCATCTACATGAGACAACTTCCAACTATCCCCCATATAACCTTGTTCAAGTAAGTAACGTAGAATCACGACTTGAACTTGCACTTGCTGGATTTAAAAAGAAGGAGGTTTATGTCTATACACAAGATGGGAAACTATTTGTCGAAGGACAAAAAGAGGATAAAGAATCCGATACCAACTACGTCCATAAGGGATTGGCTCAACGATCTTTCAAAAGAGCATGGACAATGGCAGATGATACAGAAGTCGCAGATGTATCCTTTGAAGACGGACTCCTTTCTGTCAACTTGAAAAAAATTGTCCCCGATCATCATAAGAGAAAGGATTATCTATAAATATAATTGAATATCGTCGGCGCTATGCCACGGGAGGCAACTGGCAAAATCCAGTTGACGCCTCCCCTTTTTATTGGTAGAATGACCGTAAGTACATAAAAGATTATGACTGTAAAACTAGTAATTTTAAAATCTGGTGAAGATTTAATTTGCGACCTTAGTGAAATGGTAACCGAAAATGGAAAAGTTGTAGGTTATTTCTTAAAGAAACCTTGCGTAGTTAAAATAAAAGATTTTGTGCATAAAAAGGAAGAAGTAGAAGAAAAGGATGAGCAAAATGCAAAGTTTAATATTGTTTTTTATCCCTGGATTCCTTTAAGTTCTTCTGATATAATTACTATTCCAGTTGACTGGGTAGTTACTATGGTCGATCCTATTCAAAAACTTTTAAACATGTATAAAGATCAAGTATTGGAGTATAAAAATGATGATCAAAGCACTTCTACTATCGAACAATCAGATTCTAATATCGAAGATTGAAGAGGTTCCATCAGAATTGGGAGAACCTGATTGTAAATTAATAGAACCTTATGTTATCAATTTAGATGGAACTTTATCTCCATGGATGATTGATATTAGTGTTCAGGAATCTTTCATGATCCATTCTGATAAAATTATTACTATTGCTGATCCAAAAGCAACACTCATTGAAAAATACCAAAATTTGATTAAATGAAGTTTTATACCAACGTGCAAATGATCGGGAATCAATTTCTCGTTCGTGGTTATGAAAATGGTAAACATGTAATGTTTAAAGAGGAGTATTCACCAACTCTTTTTGTCCCTTCAAAAAGGGAAACTGAATACAAAACTTTAGATGGAGATTATGTAGAACCAATTAAACCTGGTCTTGTAAAAGATTGTAGGGAATTTTATAAAAAATATGAAGGAGTAGATGGATTTAAAATATACGGAAATGACAGGTATGTATCTCAGTATATTTCTGATAAGTATCCTGAAGATGAAATCAAATTTGATATTTCTAAAATTAAATTAAGTACACTTGATATTGAGGTAGCATCTGAGAATGGATTTCCAGATACTGAATCTGCATCAGAAGAAATTCTAACAATTACATTACAAGACTACGCAACTAAAGAAATTATTACTTGGGGAATTAAACCATTTGTCGTAAAGCAAAACAATCACAAGTATATTCAATGCAATACAGAATATACTCTTCTATCTCAGTTTATTGAATGGTGGTCAAATAATACTCCAGAAGTAATTACTGGATGGAATATTCAGTTTTATGATATTCCTTATATTTGTCGTCGTTTAACTAGAGTTCTTGGAGAAAAACTAATGAAAAGATTTTCTCCCTGGAATCTTGTAAGTGAGGATGAAGTATTTGTTAAGCATAGAAAACAAGTTTGCTATGATGTTGGGGGAATTACCCAATTAGATTATTTGGATCTGTATAAGAAATTTACATATACTAATCAAGAATCTTATCGTCTTGATCATATTGCCGATGTAGAACTTGGACAGAAAAAATTAGATCACTCAGAGTTTGACACTTTTAAAGATTTTTATACTAAGAATTGGCAAAAGTTTGTAGAGTATAACATCATTGACGTTGAACTTGTTGACCGTTTGGAAGATAAGATGAAACTAATTGAACTTGCATTGACTATGGCATTTGATGCCAAATTGAACTTTGGGGATGTTTTTTATCAAGTAAGAATGTGGGATAACATTATCTACAATTATCTAAAGAAAAGAAATATTGTTATTCCACCTAAAGAACGTTCTGCTAAGGATGAAAAATATGCTGGAGCATATGTTAAGTCTCCAGTTCCTGGAGTTTATGATTGGGTAGTTAATTTTGACCTTAACTCTCTGTATCCGCATTTGATTATGCAATATAATATTTCTCCAGAAACTCTTTTAGATGAAAGGCATCCTACAGTAACCGTAGATCGAGTTCTAAATAAAGAACTAGATTTTCAAAAGTATAAGGATTATGCGGTATGTGCTAATGGCGCGATGTATCGTAAAGACATTCGTGGATTTCTTCCAGAACTAATGGAAAAGATGTATGGAGATCGAGTAATTTTCAAAAAGAAAATGATCGAGGCAAAAAAAGAATATGAAAAAACTCCAACAAAAGAACTGGAAAAAGAAATTGCCAGATGTAACAATATCCAAATGGCTAAGAAGATCTCTCTTAATAGTGCTTATGGTGCCATCGGTAATCAGTATTTTCGCTATTACAAACTGGCAAATGCAGAGGCAATTACCCTTTCTGGACAGGTATCCATTCGGTGGATCGAAGGAAAGATGAATTCTTATATGAATAAGGTTCTAAAAACGAATGATGTTGATTATGTTATTGCTTCAGATACTGATTCTATTTACCTTAATATGGGTCCTTTGGTTGAATGTGTATACAAAGGAAGAGAGAAAACTACTGAGGGCATTGTCTCGTTCCTTGATAAGGTCGCTTCGATGGAACTTGAAAAGTATATTGAAAGTTCTTACCAAGAATTGGCTGAGTATGTAAATGCATACGATCAGAAGATGCAGATGAAGCGTGAGAACATTGCTGATCGTGGAATCTGGACTGCTAAGAAAAGATACATTCTTAATGTATGGGATAGTGAAGGTGTTCGTTATGATCAACCAAAACTAAAGATCATGGGAATTGAGGCAGTTAAATCATCTACTCCAGCACCTTGCCGTAAGATGATTAAAGATGCTCTTAAACTTATGATGAGTGGAACAGAAGATGATGTAATTGAATTTATTGATAAATGTCGTCGTGAATTTAGGACCCTTCCTCCAGAATCTATTGCTTTTCCAAGGACAGCATCTGATGTTGAAAAATACAAAGCAAGTTCTACAATTTATGCAAAGGGAACTCCAATCCATGTTCGCGGAGCACTTTTATTTAATCACCACATTAAAAAAGAGAATTTAACAAATAAGTATTCTTTAATTCAAAATGGAGAAAAAATAAAATTTTGTTATCTAAAAAAACCTAATATAATTCACGAAAATATAATTTCATTCATCCAAGAATTTCCTAAAGAATTGAACTTAAATAAGTATATTGATTATGATTTACAATTTGAAAAGGCATTCTTAGAACCATTAAAAACTATATTAGATTCTATTGGATGGTCTATCGAGAAAACTAGTACTTTAGATTTGTTTTTCCTATAATGAACATAGATTTAGAAATAATAAGACCATTTGGACCTCAAGTATTAATTTCCAAATGTCCAGAAAAAATATTAAATCAAATAAAGAATTTTACCGAAAGAGTTGACAATGATGATGAAGAAAGAAAACTGTACAGTTCTTTTTCTGGAAATGTACCAAACTTATTGTTAAGAGACTTTGAAAATATATTTTTGCCTTATGATTTTTGTAGAGAAATTGGACTAAAAAAATTATTAGAAACGTTAGCAAATACTTATCATGATAATTATTTTAATTTCAATCCAAGACTAAAACAAAACTACAAGTTAGGTGCAATTTCTGTAGCGGATAGTAAAGGTAATGGGGGGTTTAATAATTCTGATAAAATATTATATTCTGATTGTTGGGTTAATAGGTATTTTTCTGGACAATATACTCCAATACACACTCATGGGGGAGCACTTTCTGGAATAATATTTTTAGAAATACCACAAAAAGAGTTAGAACAAGAATCTTTAAAAAATCTTGAAAGTGAAGGATATGATACTAAAGGACACGATGAAGGTAGAGATAATGGAAAAGTCTTATTTTTATACGGATCAAATCAAGAATATTGCGAAGGTATATGGAAACCTGAACAATTGGAGGGAAAAATTCTAATATTCCCGTCTTGGTTATATCATTTAGTGTATCCTATGAAAACAAATAAAGAACGAAGAACATTAAGTTTTAACATAACGCATGAAGATGAATATTATGATATAATGGAAGGATACTACGAAAATTATCAAGGAGATTAAAATGGACTTTTTAAAAGATATTGTAAAAGAAATTGGTGGTGAATATACCAAACTAGCATCAGACATTGACGAAACAGAAACTTATGTTGACACAGGTTCGTATATTTTTAATGCACTGGTTTCAGGTAGCATATTTGGTGGTGTATCTGGGAATAAGATTACTGCTATTGCTGGAGAGTCTAGTACTGGAAAAACTTTCTTCAGCCTCGCCGTTGTTAAGAATTTTCTTGATTCCAATCCCGATGGGTATTGTCTCTATTTTGATACTGAAGCTGCTATTACTAAATCACTTGTAGAATCCCGTGGAATTGATACTTCTCGCCTGGTTGTTGTTAATGTTGTTACTATCGAAGAGTTTCGTGGAAAGGCGCTCAAGGCAGTAGATCTTTACTTAAAAAAACCTGAAGCGGAGCGCAAACCATGCATGTTTGTGCTAGACTCTTTGGGTATGCTTTCCACTGAGAAAGAAATCACTGATGCGCTGAACGACAAACAAGTTCGTGATATGACCAAATCTCAACTGGTCAAAGGTGCATTCCGAATGCTCACACTCAAACTAGGTCAAGCAAATGTTCCACTTCTTGTCACAAATCACACATACGATGTCATTGGAGCTTACGTACCAACGAAAGAAATGGGGGGAGGTTCTGGACTCAAATACGCAGCAAGTACAATCATTTATCTCAGCAAAAAGAAAGAAAAGGATGGAACGGAAGTGGTCGGAAATATTATCAAGGCTAAGACTGCTAAATCGCGTTTGAGTAAGGAGAATAAAGATGTT